GTGATGGCGTGTATTTTAGAAAAAACAGAAATTGCTAACAAGTTATTTATTTTTCTTGGATGAATTACAAGAACGGCACGCAGCAATTAGATTGCTTGGGTCTAGTCGCTCGCCACCCTTAGACAAAGGAACTATGTGATCTACTGTCGCATCTGCTCCAGCAATATCTACTCCACAATAACCACAACGATACTTATCTCGATGCAAGATTTGTTTGCGAACTTTTATCCAAGCCCAGTCATAGCCACGCACATCACGCCCAAGTCTTATTCTCTGTGGACGATTTTCTACAAAGATATTTTCACAGCTTATGCATCTGCTTCTCTGTGTTGGAATACCACAATCCAAGCAAGGCATCTTTGGCATTTGATTACTCTGTAATGTGAGTGATCATTGATTCACCTTTGTGATTCTGTACTGCTACTTGAATCAATCCACCTGAGAATGCATCCCAGTTGGTGGCGATCTTTACTGCCTTCTCAACAATAGTAATTGCTTCTTCATAATCATTGCAGTCTCTTGCACCTAATGCATCTGCTGCACCTAATGCAAAGTCACCGCCGGAACCCGATGTATAAACCTTTGTGCCACATCTTTCCCAGCCATATATCTCATCAATGAAATATATCTGACCACGAACTGCAACAAGTAATTCATTTGAGAATGATGCTTCTTGTCCATCTGCTTTTATGTCGTAACCATTCTCAATGAATGTCTTACGCATTGCAGGAATAAACTTTCTTGTCATGAATGTATCAAGATTTTTTTGTGGCGCTCTTGGTGGAGTAAATCCAAATGCCAATAAGTTTGCGCCTCTTACTGATCCAGCAGCTGCAATTACATAATCGCCATTGCGATTTATCTTTCCAACTGGAGAACAATCTGCAATCTTGTTGTATGCAGTCGATTGTGAATCTGCTGCAATAACGCACCAGTTCTCATTTTGAATTGCTATCAATGTTGTCATTGTGATGCCTTCTCAATTTTTGCATCTAGTAAAGCATCAGCCAAATCTAATAACGCTTTTTTTCTTTGATCATCTCTAGCAACACGAATTACATCGCTGAGGTGTTTCAATGCCTCATCGATTTCTTCAACCTTCATGTTTGCCTCAAGTATCATTTGAATAGGATACTGAAAAGAAATTGTTTTATTTGTCGGTTCCTCTTGGGAACACGCCACACCGACAATGTCTATTGTAGCATCTCGATTGGACATTTTTGTCAAATTATGCTCCTTGTGCATAAGCAACCCTGACTCCATTGACATCATACAAATTCCCCTTTTTGGCAACATTGTTTCTTTGAGCAATTCTCCTGACATGCCTTTCTGAAACTCCGATCCATTTGGCGATTGCCTCAGCATCTAGCCAAACCTTTCGATTTGGATCAGATAGTGCAACTGCCACCAATCTCAAGGTTGTCCATTGGGATTGGCATTTTTTGCATTCAAAGATTTCAAGTGGGTCTTGCTCATTGATCTTCAAAAGGTTGTTGCAAATGCCTTCATCGGTTTCTGCCGGACATTCAATCTTTCGAGTCTTCTCCAAGAAGCATTTTGCAGCGCTCATTCCAAGTGAGTGCAGGTTTTTCAGCTCTTTGGCAAAATCGCCAATCCAAGGTTGAGTTGCTGACCATTGCAAATGAGTCTGAGCAAATTTGATGGCATTTGAAATTTCAATTGCCAAGGATTCCTTTTTCAAAAATGCCGGTCTTGTCAGATTCCTATCCTGCCTGATCAATTTTTCCCACTCGTGAAGCAATCCCAAAATGTCGGTTCCAGTTATGAATGAGAGAGCTGCGACATTGAGTCCGATAGTTCTCTCTGATGATCTGCCACCTGAACCACTTCGACCGGGAAGAAGCTCATCGTGGGCAGTAAGCCAGAATTCATAGATGTCATCTAATTGGCGATGAATCTTTGAATGACACCTGTAGCAGATGCCATTTTCGGCGATCTGCTTATCACAAAGATTGCAATTGGCATTTTCGCTCAAAATGATGGCTCCTCTGAATTGTCGATTTTTTTAGCGGCGTAGAAATCTTGCAAAATCCCAGCATCGATGTTTTCACAATCGTGTTCTGCCAGCGCTATCGCCTTCGGATCACCTTTGGTAATGTGCCAAGCGGTTCTCAGCTGTAATTCAAATTGGGTGCCAATTCTAAGGGTTTGAAAGATTCGATTTCCTGCCATCCTCAAAACAACCTCTTCGCTAGGGTTGAGTCGGGTCGGCTCAACTTTGACCTTGAAGCCATTTACAGTTGCAATCCAAATATCTCGATTGCATCGCAAGCAGACTTCCGGCTTTGCCTTGGAATTTATCAAATGTTGGGAAGTAGTTGCATCTGTCATCTTTTCTCCTTGTGGCTTAGGGCATCCGTTGCGTTGTGCGTTGTGTACCTAAAGGTACCCACAACGCCACAACGCCAAACTGAGCGTGATGGGGGTTGCGTTGTGGAGTGCTTCCACAACGCTCCACAACGCACAACGCCAATCATTTGTTGCTCGGTAACTGGAAGATAACCGCATTTGGTCTGCCAAATTTGGCTCTTCCTTCATCGGTTAGGTACAAAATATAAGACCTGTTGTTGCCTTGATTCTCCAAAATGCCATCCTCAATTAGATCATCGATTCTCGCCAATAGAGTCTTGTCATCGTGACCCTTGATGCCATGAACAGCCTTGGATTTAGTCGATGCCGGGTTGTTATCGATGAAGTTGATGATGTCTGAGTCCAGTTGCATCAACTTGACTGCCAGCGCCTCATCCTCAAGTAATGGAGGAGCTATAACCACCTTCATTGGTGAGGATATTGAATCAATGGTAATTACAGCTGCCTCTTGAGTTCGATCGCTCTTTCGATACATTCCAGCAATCTTTCGAACAAAGCCCGGTCTGTCTTTAGTTACTCGAACAGTCAGAGAGCCAGTTCGCCCGGGTGCTAGAACTTCAATTGGCTCGATTAGATAGGCAGCGCCATCGATGGTGGCAAGTTTTGCTTGACCGCCAATTGCAAATCTGCCTCTGGTCTCTTTGTCCTTTGTAACATGGTCAATTGAAATTACAGCAGCTCCTGATTGTTGAGCAATTGCTCTTGGAAATAATCTCATCCATCTAGTGATGGCATCGTTGTCTTTAGTCTCTCCACCCCACATAGTCAAAGCCTCAGTTACACCATCGATAATTACAAGTGAGGATGAATTAGGTTTTAGCAGATTTTGCCAATATGGATCATCGTGATCTCTTGCAGTATCTGGTCTGATGTAGGTGAAGTTTTGCAGGATTTCAGCTTGAGAGACACCGAGTGAGCCAAGTCTGAAAACAAGGTCGGCGGCATCTGATTCAAAGTCGATGTAAACAACTTTTTTGAATTGCTTTAGTTGTTCTGCAACTGCAATTTGTGCAAGCCAAGATTTTCCTGATTCTGATTCGCCGTAGAATGAATGAACTCTTCCGGCATATATCAATGACTTCTCATCTGTCCTAGTCAAAATTGATGTGACTGGAGTTTCATAACTGCCATCGAAGAATTGAATTAGATCAACTGGTTTCCAAGATGATTCAACCTCAGCAGTATCATCTACTTTTGGCACAAGTTGTAGCAATGGCGCTGATGTTTGTTGTAATGGGTTACTTGGTAAGGAAGAAAGAGAAGAACCAAAACCTTGCGAGCGCAATGCTGATGCAGCTCTTGAGTAATCCCCATCAAATTCAAGATGTGTATATGCTGCAAATTTTGAGTAAGGCTTTTCAGCTTCAAATGTTGATGATGTTGTAAATACATATAAATTATCGCCATCATTTCGACCAGTAGTTGCGCTGATGCCAATATCTTTGCCCGGTCTGCGCCAGTAGGTAACTCCACCTGATGTAAATACAATCTTCCAGCCTTTCGGCTCCAAGATTTCTTTCCAGTTGGCTTTGTTGTTGTAATCATCGCCCGGCTTTAGTTGATCAGAATTTTTAGGTGTCTTTAGTGCAAGTTCAATCGACTCCTTGACCGGCATTGAATCAAGTGATCTGAATACTGCGTGAATGGCATTGCGCTCCTCCATTGTCAGAGCTGCAATTGTCGCTGGTGAGCCTTTCAGTAATATCCAAGGATTGCCTGATGGATGTGTAGAGCCTGAGGATGGCGCTGTGACCACGAATCCGCCTTCACCTCTAGTCTCAGCCAATACTTCAACGCTATCGCCTTCACCGGGTCTTCTAGCCAGTTTTAGGTTGCCTGAGATTGGCTCATCAATTACTTGGTAAAGGAAATGAACCCCACCTGATGGAGTTGCCTCGACATAACCAGTTGAGATTGCTTCCCAAATGTGGCTTAGTCCAGAGTTGAATGCGATCTCTTTTGCCTCTTCCAATAATCCAGAAGATACAGCTCTACCTTCAAGCTCTAGCATTTCAAGATTGCCAGAGATTGCACCTGTCACAATTCCAATTCCAAGATGACCCTCGCCAAACCATTGAATCAATTGTTCTCGACTTGCTCGCTCACTTTGATATTTCTTCCAAGAACCAATCGGTGCCTTTGATCCATCAACAGCTGCTGGCACAACTGAAACTCCAGCATCATAGAAATTTAGTGCTGCTTGCAATACTGGATTCATTCTCTTCCCCCTATTAGAAGTGATTCTTGGTAAACTGTGTGATAGTGACAAAGTGAAATTACTTTGATCAACCGAGTTCCGACATAAAGTCCGAAATCGGCATCCTCTTCACATCTTTCAATTTCTCCCCATTCATGGGAGATGATAAAACAGCATTGCTTTTCAAATGGCGTAGTTCGCTTGAACCGAACTTGATTTGCCATTTTTCTCCGATCATTGTTTATCTTGTTCATTGCTTGGAATTGAACCAAGAACTCATGGTCCTCGTATGAGTTGCAAACCTGCCAATGAGTTTGCCGGCATCTTCCCCTTATACCGACAAATGTTTACTTTATACTGGCTTTGCTCCTAGTTGAGCAAGCAACGCTGCAACCTCCGGCGTAATCGCTGATGCAGGTGCAACAGCTTGTGCTGGAGTTGAAGCAACAGCGCCTTTTGCAGCAGCTGTCAGATAATCAGTTGCCTTCTTTATGTCGGCATCATTTTGAGTTGCATCAAGCAAAATCCAAGGTGCAGATTTGCCCGGCTTTGCTACGCCTTGCCCAATACGAGCAAGAACTGTTTTACCGATATTTGGCTTCAATGCATTCTTTAGAGCTACATTGAAGAAAAGAACAGATGAGTGTTCTTTGTTTGTATCCAAATCAACGATTTCGCATTGAATGGCATCTGCCTCGCCTAGTGATGTTTGAATTCCTGTTTTGAATTCAACTGGCTTGATGATCAGTAAATGACCATTTAGGTCAGCAGGTTTTGGAGATTCCCCTGCAACTGATGGTTTGGAAAATACTTCCAGTCCAATCATTATTTCTCTTTTCTGTTTTGGTTTTGGGTACTGCATTGGCATCGAGATGATGTCAATTCTGTGTGTAGTGCAAGCACATCTTGCAGATGATCTAGTTCAATTTTCTTTTCATTTTTTACCAAAAATTTGATTGATAACCCAAGCCAGTATCCACCGGCAAATGAGAATCCCATCAAAGCAAGCCATCCGATTTTATTCATTTACAACCCTCGCAATAATTATCGACTCTTATATTTGTATTGAAAACTTTATATTCTTTGCCACAATGAAAACAATTTATTGTCACAAATCTTTCTTCTGATTTCTCATAAACAATCGGCGATTGAATCTTCAGCTTCATTTGCCACCCCAACCATCGCCTTTGAATGTTACAGAGGGAGCAGAATAGACCCTACTCATTGAGATTAGGCAATCGCCACACATAGGCGCAATCTCAGAATCTGAGAATGAACGCTTTTGATCAAATGTTGCACCGCATCGATCGCATCGATATTGATAGATTGGACTCATTGAGCGCCTACCTCACCTGAACAACCATTGGCTGGATTCTTTGACCCCGGCAAATACCAAGGGCAATAAATGCAAGTGTAGGAAGGTGTCTTTGGAATCAAATCCCAAGCCTCTTCGCTCTTCTCTGGATCAAGTGACCAAACAAGATTTTGTGTAGCTGCAAATCTTTCAATCGCATTCAAAGCCAGTTGTCTGTTGTAATCCTCAACGATTGTGTAAAGCCCATCCAAGCGACCGCCAAGAGGATAGAAAGCGAGCGCAACTTTATTTACCTTATATCCGGCATTTTCGAATCCAAGACCATAGAGATTTATTTGAACTCTTTGTTGAAATGTCATTCCATCACGCTTGCGAGATTTCATCGATGATGCACCAACGCATTTGTGATCGATTACCATTCCTTCTTCAATATCAAATAGATCGCTAGTTCCTGATAATCCATCAGCTGCTTGAACTGCATGTTCAACTAGAAAACCTTCAACCTTCTCAAATGCCTCAGCAAGCCAAGCGTGGATGGCAGTACCAGAGATTGATGCCCAAGGATCAGTTTGCAGATTAGTCTTCTTCCAATCCAAAATCCGATAGGCAGTTTTGCGAACGCAAGGTTCGCCAACCTCTGACAAGCCAACTCGCTTTTGAACAGAGCGTGAGGAGTTATTTGATCGATGATTTATTACAGCTGAAAGTTTGCTTGCCAGCAGCTGAGAATCATTGCCAAGTTTGGCAAATTCGATTTGACTCATTCTTCTTCAATCACAGTAAATCTGCGACTGGTTGAAAGAACTTCAATGATGTCGATTACCTGTGGAGGCAGGATTTCTCTAGCCTTCTTCACATCTAATCGGCGTGATTCAACTGTTGTCCAGCGAACTGATTCTTTGCCATTGATAAGACCGATCTCAGCATCGCCCAGCATACTTTTGATTTGCTCTTGAGCAATGTCAGCCTTCTCAGTCCATTCTTTGATTTTCAACTTTGCTTCTTTGTATGCAAGAAGCCAAGCGTTGCCGGCTTCATGCAGTTCAATCATTTGTTGATTGATTTGCGTTGTCATTTTTTATCCCCTGTTAGTATGTTTTGTGTTTCTGCCAATACTTCCACGCTTGGCAGGTTGAGTTTGCGCCGCCATAGTGCCGGCTGATGTAGGCAAGTGCTGCAATGGTTTGAGCAATGCCATCTGTTGAGTGCTTCATTCCAAGATTGATATAAGTCTGATCTAGTAATTGACCTACACCCTTGGCTGAAGATTGTTTGTTTGCAGCTTGAGGATTCATCCGACTTTCCTTCATCAAGATGTTTCGGAAACAAGTTGCTGATTTTGGTTCTAACAATTGATCGATCAGTAAATCGATTCGAGCCTGATCGCTCATTGCCATTACCTCGGAAACCTTGATCATTTGAACTGAAGGTTTCTTTGATTGAGACCAAATTCCATTTGTGATTATTGACAGGATCAATAGTGAAATTGATAGTGATGCAATAATAAGTGTCGATAATTTGCGATTCATTTGATAACTCCTCGTTGCTTTGCTCTGAGTAGTAATCGCTCAACTGAGGAGATTTTGACTCCTTGCATTTTGGCGATCTCTTCAACAGTAAAGCCATTTGATAGTTTTTCAAGGACATCAGCGATTTTCTTACCTCTGATTTCCTGATCTCTGAAGTTTCGCTTTCTCTCCTCATAGGTTGTTCCAGCCCAAATTCCTTCAACTTGGTGAATGACTGCAAAGGAGTAACAGTCAATTTGGTGGATACAGCTGTCACAAATTTGTTTGATTGCTGGTAGTCGCTCTTCAAGCTCTTGTTTTGAGTCCGGGAAGAAATCATCTCCATTGAGATTGCGACATTGAGCCTTTGGGAAACTTGGGAAGAAGGTAGCGTTGAATTCATCGTGGATCGCCATAGCCAGCATCTCTAAGTAGATTCACAACATCTTTGATGGTCATAATCGCCCACCAGTTTTCAACATTTCCTAATCCAACTTTATTTGGTTTTACTGCAAGAATTCCGAAATCAGCATTGGCATTTTCAGCTTCAATTTGAGTTTCTTCAAGCCAAGCAGGTATGGAATAAGTTTTATGATTCTTTACCTCCCACACCAAACCAAAACAACCTGATACATCACCCATATCATTTGAACCTGAAAGCGCCCGGCGTTCTGCATTTGGATAACCCTGAGCAACCAAATACTTCACCAAAGCGCTTTCAGCGCTCGTACCTTTTGCCTTTGCTTTGCTCACTATCTATCCCGAGATGATCGCAGCGAAGGGTGGGCAGAAGTTTGACGGAGAACTACGCCCAAATTTTTGTGAATGATTGTTCGGAGTTCATCATTTTCTTTGTATGACTCCATCAGCTCATTCTGTAAATCTCTAGTCAATGGTCTAAAGCGATCCCATTCAAGAAATCCGCCATAGATAAATCCAATTGTGAATCCGATACTTATGCCCAAAAGTAGAATATACATATTCATTTTGATTTCCTTTCCATTGCAGTTTTGAAATTATGCCAATCTTTGATTGATTGATTTTCTTGAGATGTTGTGTATCGATCATCAAGCCAGAGCATTACTGGCAGAAAAATTATTGTCATTGCAAAGATGATAAGTAGAAGTGTCATTATGCACCTGCCTTACCAAAAGCGTTCACAAAAACATATTCTGTGTTATAGGCTGACCAGCCTTTGAATTTGTTTGCAATTGAATCTACCATTGGGCGAATTTCTGAATCGCCGTTGTATTCGATATTGATTACTCCGCAATCAATTTTACGAACTGAAAATTTGTATGTTGGAAAATTTGTTTTCAGTTCTGTGCGGATCATTTTTGCTGTTTCAACTGTTGTCATTTGTCTTGCTCCCCTGTTGGCGATGAACCCCGAGTTCATCTCTTGCCATAAGGGTAAACCATAATTACCTAGGATGGAAGCATTTCAGCTGAAATCGGCGTGTTGCGCCTAATTTGAGCGTAAAAAGCAAAATAACCCATCCGATACTAGGGTCGGATGGGTTATTTTGTCGCAACGCCAAGGAGCAAGGGCGAGGTAAGCTCTACTTGGCGAAAGCTCCTAGAACAAGATTTTTCATTGGCGAACTTCATTTGCAATAGCTGCATAAGCGCAAAGATCGATGAAAGAATCATCATCATATTTGTAAGCAAGTCTTGCCAATTTCAAACCTGCCATACACAAAGCAACCTGAGTTGCATCAATTTCAACGCCTAGAATTACTGACCAGATTTTTGCAATTCTCAAATGGTTAGGCAATGGATCATCATAAGATTCATTGCGATCACCCATTGTCAGGCGAATTGCCTCCTTGAGAGTCTCTTCTCGATTCATTCAATTTCTCCATCTCTTCAACTGGTTTCAATTGAGATGGGTGCAATTGGTAATTCCTGACTTCTCTGCCAGCATCGCCAGTCATAATCGGTGACATTCCCTCGAAAATATCAACCTCGCACCAACCCCTGAAAGAAACTTTTGGTGTATCGGATTCGACATCATCAACTGATAACCAGAAGATGTAATCTGCTTTCCGCTTGATTGAAGCATACTGCGAAACTGAGACACATCTACCCCATTTTTCCCAGTATTTTTCAGACCAAGTTTTTACTTCAATGCGACCAACATTGGTCAAAACATCAGCTTCTTTATCTTTTTCCGGATCGGAAAAGGCAGCAACTGGCTCAAAGCCATTGTCTCGAAGCCAAATGAATGCAGCAAATTCGCCGAGATGACCTACGAGATGATTGTTCGCTGTATTCCTATAATGTCCGGGATTGTTGCGATAACGCTCAAAGGTCTGCTCGGCGAGAAGTAATGCTATTTGTTTGGTTTCAGGATTTAGAGTAAATTCCTGAATTTTCAATTGTTATTTCTTGTTCTTTTTTTGCTTAGCAAGTTCGGCATCAACTTGAGCTTGAGCAACAGCAAGAAAGTTGATTGTAAATGGGTCTTTTGGATTTGCTTGACGAATAATAACTGGAAGTAAACCAGAAGCAAAAGAAAGAACTTTTACAAAAAAACTTGCATTCATTGCAAATGCCGCTGCTGCTATTGGTAGCGCAAGGCTTCCATAAGTCAAAGCAAGTGCTTTGATTTTCTTTGAATCTAATTTCATATTTTTCCTTTCAATGAAGCAACAAGTTTTGCTACTTCTGCTGGAGTTATATTGATTTCAATATGCATCCAATCGGGTTTGGCATTTTTGTAGGTGCCACCTGACCTCAACCCGTACTTGCTGCAAATATCAATAATTGCAGCTTGTTGTTCTTTGGTCAGATTCCCATCTGCGCTTCCTTGAGGATGCCTAGTTGGGAAAATATCAACAGCGGTGCCGGATGCGTGATTAGACAAAGTTCCTGCTCCACCCCTGACATCTCGAAATACATATCCTTGAACCTGTCCAGATTCTAACTTTTCGACCCTTTTATCCCATTCACGACACGCCGCAATCAATAAGGGAGCAGCTGCGGATGCACATCGAACTTTGATTGGATTTGCACCATCTAAAACTGTAAAAATTTTGACATCAATATCAACAGGATTTGCTGATGCAGTCCAACCATTTGATGATTTTAGATTGCTCATTTTGACTTTGTTCTTGATTTGCTTTCGGATTTTACTTTCAAAATTTCAACATCTAATTTGATTGATTGTTGATTTTCAATCAATTGATCAACCTTGTTGATTAGACCAGTTTGTCCATCGTTGTACAAGGCATAATTGATTTTTGATAGTTGATCCTTGAGTTCATCTGTATGAGTGCGGATAGTGTGTTTTGCAACCATACTGATCCCAGCAAGAACCGCTGCTGTAACGAAAAAATAAGAGTAAACAATGGTTGCTACATCTGAACTCATTTGATTTTCCTATATTTCAACATTATCAATTGAGGGTTTTTCAGGTCCTACAAATATGTCTTTTTGAGCATCATAACTGTCACCTATTCCTGCAAATTTGCCACGAAAACCATTTGTTGCAGCATTATAAGAAGTCTTTAGCCAAGTTCCACCAAGATTGTTCACTAGCCATTGATAACCTTCATCACCTGCTGGATCGTTATTATCACCAACAAGCACACGAACAACTTTGTTATTTTTATCTACTTCAGCCCAATGAGACATCATTACACCGCCGATTTCAAATAACGAACAATTACAATTCCAGAGCCACCAGCGCCGGGTGAAAAACCTGTTCCTGAATAACCAGTTCCACCGCCACCGCCACCGGTGTTGGAAGTTCCATCAATTCCTTGACCATTTACTGAAAAATCTCCACCTTGACCACCATTACCGCCACCATTTTTTCCTGCTCCGCCAGTTACTGGTGATGATGTTGTTCCATAAGAACCACCGCCACCACCGCCGGCAAGTTTGCCACCTGATCCATAACCAGTTGCAGTAAGCCAAGAGCTGAAATCAATTGAATTGTAAACACTTGCACCATCGCCACCAGCGCCACCAGTTGCTCCAGAGTTTCCGCTACCTACAGCAGCAGAACCTCCACCACCAGCACCGCCACCAGTTGAGGAATTGCTTTGGTTTCCTCCAGCATAACCTTCTACTGGTGAATAAGAACCAGCATTACCTGCACCACCAGTTGGATAACCATAAAGACCACCACCACCTGAACCACCAGATGATGAAGCTGCGGAATAACCAGATTTGCCACCACCAGTTGTTGCAAAACTATTTATGCTCGAGTTATTACCATTTGCACCTGAACCAGCGCCACCAGCACCAATTACAACATTGTAGGTTGCAGCTGAAAGAGTTTGTGAAGTAACTGCTCGTAAACCTCCAGCACCTCCACCACCTTGTCCACCACCTGAACCTCCACCGGCAACAACAAGATAATCGCAAATCAATGGAGCAGTTGTTATTACCAAATCATCATTACCTGTGAAAGTTCTGTAATAGTAAGTTGAATCAGATGAAAGAGTTCCACCTGTAACAACAGATTTTGGAGCAGTAACAGCTGTCAAACCAAATGCTTTTGCAGAGTTACTTGCAATGCTTCCTAGAATTGGCATTTTTTCCCCTTATGCAAACTTTGTTTGTGAGCCAATAACTGTGTAAGTTGGAGTTGCAGCAGTCTTGATAATAGTGAAGGAATAAGCATCAATTGCAGAAGCATTGCCTCCAGTTGGTGCGCTTCCACCTTGCCACTTTGGAGTCACTGTTGATCCATCAATTTGAATTGTGCTTGAGTAATAAGGTGTTGATCCATTTGTATTCAAAAAAACAATGGTGATTGATTGACCTGTTGCAAGAATAGATGCAAGAGTTGTTGAAGAATTTGCTCTGAAATTCAATGTGAAGTTTGCGCTGGCATTTGATGTGTAGTACCAAACAGTTGAAGTTTTGGCATCAACATTGATTGTGCCAGTTGCAGCTGAAGCTACAACATTGCAAGTTTCAAGCGCTCCAACAAGTGCTGGGTTTCCTGTGTAGAAAGCAGCAAGTAAATTCAGAGTTCCAAATCCATCATTGAGATCAGATGCTGAAAGTGAGTTGCCATTTGCGTAGGAAGTTGATCCACCTGTTCCTTTGACCGGGAATCCAGTTGCCATTTATTTCTCCTTAGTAGCCAAGTGTGTCAGAACCGCCAAGTAAAGAGGTTCCAAGAATGAATAATCCTGTTCGAGCTGATGGTGATAAGTCTAACCCAACACGCCACGAAAACGGCGTGATGTCCATGTCAATAGATTCAACAATTGATGTAAAGGTTCTGTTTCGAGAATCAATTGTTGTTCTTTCAACATTTACATTGTCTCCAAGATCGGTTTGGAGCAAAGATGACCAAAGAGTGCTAATTCCTAACGCATCAAATTCAATGTGATCGACACGAGTTGAAGGAAGAGCATTTTTGTCAGCATATATTTGAGCCATTGTCAATGCATCAGAGTTGTTGAGCAATGGAGCTGTAATCAATTTTTGAGCAGTTCCATATCTGCCAACAGAAGCTGTATTTGTAGCAGTTTGAACATTGCTATTATCTTGAGTCAAAACAACAGTATTGACCAAATACTTAGCGCCCGGGTTTGTAGAAATTGAATCATATTCAATAGTGCCAGAGGCTCGGGTATCAGATAGGGTAAATCGGTATGGTGTGGTCAATAGAGACTCATAGGGGATCAAGGTGATATTCCCCTGCCTGTCGGCGTAAAAACGCCCATATTCGCAGTTGTTAGCCTCTTCTGCCAGTGCTAGGGCAGTTGCTCCATAGGTTGTCGGTTTCATTGTCCTAGAGCCTGTCAGAGACCGAAGAGAGGCATCCCAGCCGGCTGCATCAAGGATGCGACCAACTCGGGTTGCGGTTGTATCTCCTGAATATGAGGAAGATATAGCTGCAACTGTATATGAGCCAATCTTGGCAAGCGCATCGGTGAACTGCATTACCACAACTGGATCAAGGCTCATGTCGGTATCTAATTGCTCAAGGTAGCCTCGATAAATTAGATAATCAGTTCCTGACCAAGTTGCTCTAACTCTGACACCCATTCCTTTTGTAAGGATTGAGTAACCATTCCATTGATAAGAAGAAGATGAATTATCTGGATCATATTGGCTTGAATAATTTTCCAAAGTAAGACTTAGAACGCCGGGTTGATTTGCTTGATCTTCACGAGTGCGACCTCGGCGAATGTTGAGCTTTCTAATATCGCTGGTTGTAATAGTTGTCCATTGTGTTGATGCTGGAGCGCCTAGAACATCGCTTCCGCCAAGTGCGGAAATGCCAAGGGTGAAATATCCCTTGTTTCCTAAATCAAAATCTACTGAAATTGTTGGTGCATTTGTGCCATCAAGCAATGACATTTATACCCCCAAGATTGATGGATTGAGTCCTCTTCGGCGCATAAGAATAGCAATTTGATCGCGAACTGATACTGCCAAATCTTGTTCTTGAACTACTGAACCGCCAACATTTACAACAACATTGATTCCGCCACCAAAGCCACCTCGAGTCAGAGGAACAACAGCTTCTGCACCTGCCTCACCAATCATTGCAAGTGTTGGTTTTGTAACGATACCGCCATCAGCAAGTTTTGGAATTTCCTTGAGGTCAAAACCAAATGATTTGCCACCCAAGCCCGGAACCCAAGAAGGAACTGAGATATTGATTCCATTCAATGCTCGAATTGCCATATTTGCTAAACTGATAATTGCATTGATTTCAAACTTGATTACACCAAACATTGTTTTGAAATAGAACGAAATTGCATCTGCAACAAATGTTGCAACTTCTTTGACCGCATTGAAAGCAGTAGTAACAATGTCACGAAACTTCTCTGAATGATTGTAGGCATAAATGAGAGCTGCTGCTAAGGCAGCGAGTGCAATTACAACCAATGCAATTGGGTTCAAACTCAAAACTGTATTCCATACAACTTGAGCTGCTGCTGCTACTTTCACAAATACTTCATAAGCCTTGATTGCGGCTCCTGCAAGCATAACTGCACCAGTCAAAGCGCCAACCACAATAACAGCCTTGCCAATGAAATCTGCGTGTTGTTGAATGAATGGTGCTAGTTTTTGAAATGTTCCTGTTAGGGATTCAAGTGCTGGAAGAAGAGCGTAGCCAACAGATTCCTTGGCTTCATTTAGAGAGTTGCTCATAATCTGCATCTTGCCGGCAGCAGTATCAGCATTTGCAGCAAGTGAGCCTTTGAATTGACCGCCTAGCTCATCAACTGCTTTTCCAAAATCTTTGCTCTTTACTGTTGAAGCATCAAGAGATACACCCAAGCGCTTGAGTGCGCCCATATTTCCATCGTGTGCTTTCGCCAAAGCATTTGCCACATCTTGAACTTCAAGATGTTTTGCAGTTGCAATTTCCATTGCAAGGTTTGTAAGTTTTTGTGCTTCGCCAACATCTTTGGTTGATTGAACAAGTCTTTGGAAAGCAGGTCGCAATTTATCATCAGCAATACCTGTTGCCAGTGTTGTTTTGTTGATGTAATCCTCAACAGATTTGACTGTGGCATCAGTTGCGCCAACAACATTTTTCAAAGTGTTGGCTAATTGAACAGAAGATTGTTGATCCTCAGCTGCTGCCTTGGCTGCATTTAGAGCGCCGGCACTGATTGCTGCAAAAGCAATTGCAGCTTTGGCTCCAGCATCCTTGATGGATTCGCTAGTTGATTTGGCAGTCTCGCCTACGCCTTTGATTGCACTAGATGCGGAAACATCTCTACCGATTAGATTTACGCCAATTGATGCATCCATTGCCATAAATGGTTTCTCCTAATCTTTTGGTTGTGCAGCCTCGATCAAATCATTTAGAACTTCAACCTCAATGTCATAGACATTGAATGGTGTTATACCCGGATAGGTATGCATCAGAAGCGGAAGATTTGATCTAATCCGCCCTAATGTGCCGCCTCTTATGAGTCGGCTGCTACTTCTTTTTTTTCTGGCTCATCGCTAAGCTGAATTTCATCAATAGCATATTCATTCAATACATCATCAATAGAAACTGTTTCCCCTGCTCGAGTCATAGCGATCCAAGCAACTGCATACAATGCTTTGACCTTTGAATATCCTTGAAGTTTGCTTGGCTCATCATTTGCTAATGTTCCAAGTAAAGCCAATCCATCAAGATTGAAAGCATTTTCAATTTCAATGATTTCCCGACCTGTCGGTGCTGGTGAACCATTCTCTTTTGGAATTGTGTAAGATTTTTCTCTAATTACTAATGGCATTTTTCCCCTTATATTGTTTCATTGTCTAACATTTGTGAAGCGTGAACTGCATCCACAAAAGAATCATATACTGCATTCTTGAACTCTTCTTTGTGGGCAATAACAGTTTTGAACAAAAATGGTGTTGGCTTTTGTTCTACCCAAGGACCAGTCCAAGTTCCTTTGGTTGCACCTCTGTCAGCAAATACTGGATGCCTCCAAGGTTTTCTTGAGAAACCTTCAACATAACGAGGAAGTTTGCGAGGCTTGCCAGTTTTGTCAGCAAATGATGTTCCTGAAACTCTGATGCGAACATTCAAACCGGCTTTTCCAGTTGGTCGAACCTTTTGTTCAGTTGCTGCTGCTAATCCTTGCCTTAGTCCAACTCCAGTTGATCCTCGAGCAGCCTTCTCAGTTGCCCCCTGTTTGGAAGGCAAACTGAGAGCTGCTTCTTTGACTTCATTGGTAATTGGTTTGGTAACTGTTGTCAATCTTTTTCTAAGCGCTTTTGCAATCTCTGGTTCAACTTGTTTTGTTGCTTTATAGAAGCGAGCATAATCCTTGCTGTCCACATCGATTTCAAAAGCATTTTCAGCCATTAGAGAGCTGCATCTGCTGTCTGATAAGTGATTGTCAATGGAGCATTTGAGCCATCATCATAAGCCTCAAATGACATCGCAAGATCGATAACTCCCGGTCCTGCAACATTTGGAGTATCAGCATCGAACTTGACTGCTGAAACATTGATAACCAATTTCTCAGATTGACCATTGGCAATTGTTCCACCTGTGAAAGTTAGAACAAGAGCTGTTGATGCATCTGAAAGATACTTAGCAAGGAAGGTTGTGTCTGTGAATTCAGCAGTCAATTTTCCGCTGATCTTGCGGAAGCCATTGATTGTTTGTTCTGCCTTGACACCTGCTGAACCAAGATTGTAACGATCAGTCTTCAAGGTGTTTTCAACTGTGATGCTGAAATCCTTTACATTTGCAACTGATGATCCATCAACTGTGATTGCTCCTTGAGCAAAGTTGAATAGATTGGTTGTTGCGTAGTTTGAGAATGATGCTGTTGCAAGTGAGATTCCTGTGGTTAGGGAAGCAGCATCAACATTGAATTTTCCTGTTGCAATTGCAGCATTTGAAACTGCAAGTTCAAAGGATGAAATCTTGCATCCTCCAAGAGTTTTTGGAGTAACTGTTCCGCCATATTGAGGAACGCCAACTTGAGCTGTGAATGATTTTCCATACACATCGCCAAGTGTGAAAGCATAAGAATAGACGCCGGTTGTTACAGTTGTTGGTGATGGAGCAGTTCCCATTGCTTGTGAAAGCAATAGTCCGAGACCTCTTGATGGAAGATCAAGAGCAATATCTCCTGAAGCATCAGTTGTTGTTACAACCCTGCGTTGTGAGCGAGCAAGTTGTCCACCTGCTCGAAGACCCATTCCAACAGCTGTCTTCTTATTGAACTTCAAGTTCTCTGATGTGAACTCGTAGAAGCGTGAGACTGTTACTGGGGTATTGAATGTTGTTTCGGCTGCAATCCCAAGTTGGGAGCCAATACCTGAACCAATTGCCATTTTATTCTCCTATTTTGGGTAATGCATTGGAAAGTGAAGCGGCTGTTTTATCAGCTGCTACCCAATTATCGGTTTGTTCTAACAAAGAAGCTGCTGCCTCATTTGAAACATCAGCTGTTTCCCCTGCCTTCACAGTCAAATTGAGTGAAGGAACATATAGTTCGCCAAGTGGCGAGATATTCTTGATTCTTGCCATCAAATCCCCTTATATCTTTGCACGATAAGTAATCGAGAAATTTATTACAACAGCAGCTCCACCAGTTGTTTGGCGGTAAATCATCTGCGCTGCATCAATGCCTGAATATATTACAACTCCACCAAATGAAACATCTGATCGAATTGAGTTTTCAACATATCCAAGAACTTGAGTTGCACGAGTTCTGCGAGCTGTAAGATCTGTTGTTCCATCCCAAGCCCACATCGTACAATTCAAAACTCCATCTTCAAATTTACCAACTGCACCAAGGTTGCGATATTCTTGAGTCAAATTTGAGGCAACAACTTCATCGCCTTCCATATTGCCATTGTGACCAATGCAGATTGCATCGCCGGGATAAGATTGATCGATTTCAATTCCATCAAATACTCGAACTGATGACAGGTTTGAGTCCGCCTTCAATCTTGTAATGACTGCATTGATAAATGAAGGAAGTGCGCTGGTTGCCATTTATGCAAGACCCGGGAAAGAGACTGGATCGAGTAATTCCATCGCTCTGCGTGGAAGTGAGTATGTTGAACCCTGATAGAAATCATCACCTGTTTGATTTCTGGTCATAACATTCATTGCACCTCTTTGTGTCTGCCATAGATGGCGAACAATCTCCAAAACACCTTGCTTTGCAGCTGCTGGAGGATTTACATAACCGGCAACATAGGTGATGGAAACATTGTTCATTCCTTGTGTCCAGTATCCATAAGAGTTGGTTGCATAAAGAGTTCCTGAACCAATTCGATACAAGCGTTGCCCGGTGTAATCAATCACATAGTTGCTTGATGGGATTAGAATGCCATTTTCATAAACTGAGGTTATGGAAATTGCTTTTGGATTACGCAAGCGAATAAATTCAGTTCCGCCATCATAGAGTTCATCAGTAAATGTTCTGCGACCCAAAACTTGTCCAACATAACTTTCGGCAAGATCAGATGCTGAATCGATAAATCTGCGAAGTTCCTCATCCAAGGTTGAATCTGTTGATGGGATATTCAAGTGAGACTTTACTTCATCAAGTGAAACAATTCCTAAATCATTGTAATCTCGAACTGAGAATTCATCGGTATAAGCTGATGCATTTGTGCCAGTTGCAACCCATCGAATTGCGTAGCGACCTGCAAGTGATGGATTATAGGAGATGTCATATAAGCCAGCGCTGGAATTGGTTACAGTAGGAGTTGAGGATGAGCCATCAGGTGCGGTAACTGTTGCGGTAACTGCTGTTGCATTTTGAAGAGTGCCAGAAGTGTTGTAGATGCTAATTCCTAGGGAAACAACATCGCCTAAATCATAAACTGCCATTTATCTGCCTCTCATTACTGTTTGAGAAATATCTCGAATGCTCATGCTTCCGGAAGCATCATAATAATTATATGTAATCAAAGTTTGATTATACATTGTCGCTGGTTGATTATATGTCCAATAACTTTTACCACCTGATAAATTTACTCTTGGAGTTATTGAGGTGCTAGATACTGTCCTTGATTGCATCTGAGTCATTTACAGCTCCTTTGTAAAATTCTAAATTATCCGCAAGCCTTTCAATCCAAGGTGCTTTTTCATAAGCAATCAAACCTTGTTCAAGCGCTTCTTTGAAATTGCCAAGTCTGTAGGATGAAATTGCAATCAGATCGTGAGGAAGGTATCCCCAAGCATCTGCTTCAACAAGATATTCAAGCGGTTGCTGAGTAAGTAACAAGGCTTGATGAGCTGTTGAGTAGCATTGAAGCCATTGCTCTTTTGAGTAATAATACTCAGCCAAATCAACAATTGGTTCTCGACTATTTGGCGATTCTGCCATTGCCTTGAACAACCAACTTTGTTTATTATCAACATCCATCTTGGCAAGGTATCTCATTGATGCTGCTCGCTCTGGTTTCCAAACTGCCTTTGGAAGTGATAAATGTCGATTGAATTCTTTTATGGCTTCGGTGTAAAAATTGTGAAAATAAAGTTCTCTTGCATAATAAAAACAATTTCTATCATCAGAAAGGTCTTCCATTACAGCTTGTCTAAGCAATGGAAAGTATTGACTGCGAGATTTAGATTCATCTGGATGATGATGAATTTCAAGTTTTGTCCAAACTTGTTTTTCCTCGCCTTGATAGGTCAGAGTCTCGTGAACTGGGTGTTTCCAGCGATAGCCAACCCTAGAATGAATCTTGTCTCCGCCATAAGTAAGCCCGGCAGAACCATCAGGATTCCAACTCCAAATATATTTGTATCTTGGTCTTGTTGCAGTCGGTTCAATTTTTTCAAGTTCATTTCGCCAACCTGATTGCAATTGTTCATCAATATCTAAAGCGATGCAATAATCTATATCAGATGGGATATGAGCAAGAGCTGCATTTCTAGCATCATCAAATCTCCAAGGTTTTATGGAGATGGAAATGATATTTATACCAAGTTTTTTTGCTATCTCAACAGTTTCATCAGTTGATCCAGTATCGGCGATCAAGATGAAATCAGCTTCTTTTGCTGATTGATACCAGCGCTCGATGAATTTCGCTTCATTGAGCGCTATTGAATATACCCCTATTTTCACAGATATTATTTACAGAGAAGGAACTTCTACCCAAGAAACTGTATCTTCATTCCAACGATAAAACTTGTCATCATTTGGATATTGAATTGGCGCTTTCCAAATACAAGTTTCTTCATCTAATAACCAAGAATCAAAAGGTTTTGGTGGAATAAATGCATCTCTTTCAAGATCATAAGAAAAACCAATACCAGCATAATTTTTTCTAATTTTATTATTGTATGAAGTGCGCTTGCATTGTAATCCAGCAAACCAAGGTAAAGAAGAATAAAAACTTTCCCAAGCTTCGCTACTACCACCAACAGATTTTCCATTTGTATCAACTTGAATTACATTTTCATCAACACCTGTAATGACTTGAACTACAACGTTATTTTCATCTAAGAATGCGTAATGTGCCATTATGACCAACTCACATTTCCAGAACCAGCTGTAATTGTTGCTCTCTTATAACCACCACTAGCTGCACTTTCTGAGCCAGTAAGACCGCTTCCAATAGTTATCGTTCTTGTGTCTGGATAGCGAAGAATAACTACTCCAGAACCACCGGCTGTGGTTGTTCCAAAACATCTTCCGCCACCGCCGCCACCAGTGTTTATTGTTCCATCTTGAGCATCTGGTCCAGTAGTTCTACCTTGACCCCTGCCTCCACCACCAGTTCCGCCAGTTCCATAACTGCCACCAGCGTAATCTGCACCACCGCCGCCACCAGCATATGTAACTGATGAACCTGTTATTGAAGTTGCAACACCATTTCCGCCATTACCAGCAATAGCAGCATCTCCTGAACCGCTTATATTTCCTCCAAATTGTCCAGCACCGCCACCACCACCAGCCGCATATCCTCCGATGTTTCCACTACCACCCGCATAACCTTGTCCAGAAGTACCAGCACCGCCATTTGCCCAACCACCGCCGCCAGACCCACCACTAGCACCATCGTAACGAGTATTGCCGCCTCCACCACCACCACCAATGGAAGTAATAGTTGCAAATACTGAATTGTTGCCTGAATTACCTGCCGTTGCCGCTGAAGCACTTGCTCCACCTGCTCCAACTGTAACTGTGTAATTAGTTCCAAAATCTAAAGATAATGAAGTTTCTAAAGTTCCTCCGCCACCGGTTGCAGTTACTGTGCATCTCAAACCTCCTGCACCACCACCGGCAGCTGCGCTTCCATCTGAAACACCCATTGAACCACCGCCGCCACCACCTGCGACTACAAGATAATCAACAGATATGCCGGGAACATAAACAGAATTCCCAGCAAGCATGGATGTATAACGCTGCTTGCTCGTTAGACCACCAGCATTACTGAATTTATAGACCGGAGTCATTAGGCGATTTCAACTCCAGAGATATGGAAATTGATAGTAGTTGCAGATGCTCCACCTGTAATTGTTTGAGTAGCTGTAAGGGTCTGCTTCAAATCAATAACTGTTGAATCATAAGCACCAACTGTAACTGTCGTTGCAAGATTGACTCCACCAAGTGCAAGAGTAAAAGTTCCAGATGTGCCAGCAGTATTAGTAACCACAATGCTAGTCACAACAGTAGTTGTGCTGGATGGAACTGTGTAAAGAGTTGTGGAAGTTGTTGTTGAAGCTGCGCCTCTGTAAAGAGTTTTGCTAGTTGTAGCCATTAGTTACTACCCTATTCTTTTAGTTATTGAGCTTGCATAATTTGCATGATAGCGATGTCATCGCTCCAGCGCAAACCTGTAGTTGTTGAGCTGTCTGCAAGAAGTGCTTGATTATTTTGACCAACCGGTAAGCGAGTTACAACGCTTGAGAAAGTTGCAAGATCACCCTTGGTAGTTACTGAGGATGGACCAGTTGCACCTGTAGGTCCTGTTGGACCGGTAGGACCAGTAACTGTAGAAGCAGCACCTGTAGCTCCAGTTGGACCGGTAGGACCAGTAACTGTAGAAGCAGCACCTGTAGCTCCAGTAGGACCTGTAGGACCTGTAACTGTGGAGGCTGCACCAGTAGGACCAGTTGCACCTGTAGGTCCAGTAGGACCTGTAACAGTTGAAGCGGCACCTGTGGCACCAGTAGGACCTGTAGGTCCAGTAACAGTAGAAGCTGCACCTGTGGCACCAGTAGGTCCGGTTGGACCTGTAGCTCCAACTGCACCAGTAGCACCGGTAGGTCCAGTCACATTTGAAGCTGCACCTGTAGGACCTGTAGGTCCTGTTGCACCTGTTGGTCCGACTCCACCAGATTGAGCAAAGGTGATGTTATCTGTACCGATAATAATGTAATTGTTTGTGTATGTTCCAACGTTGTTTTGAATCCAGTTTGTTGAAGCATTTACTGTTCCTGAAACTACAAAAAGAAAATCACCATATTCAACTTGACCTAGAGTTGAGTTATTGAAATCAGTTGCACGAGTAAGAACATAAGGAGCCCCACCAGCACCTTGAGTGGTTACTGTGTAAATACCATTTTGAGTTTGAGTGGTTTGATCTTTGACAAGAATTCGATCACCAACAGTAATGTTTGTTCCATCTATATTTCCGCGACCATTAGATGTTGCAGTAAGTTTTGCACCAATACCAGTTCCGCCACCAGCATCAGCAGTTCCTGCTGTATAAGTTGTAGCCAAATTTGCTGTTGTTGCAAGTTTTGCGGAAGTGTGAGCATTTGCAGACGAGATTGGTCCAGTAGGTCCAGTTGCACCTGTAGGTCCAGTAGCACCTGTAGGTCCGGTAACTGTAGAAGCTGCACCTGTAGGTCCAGTAGGTCCAGTTGCACCTGTAGGTCCTGTAACTGTAGAAGCTGCACCAGTTGCACCTGTTGGTCCAGTTGGTCCAGTTACATTTGAAGCAGCACCTGTTGCACCGGTTGGACCAGTAGGTCCAGTTGCACCAATAGCACCAGTTGATCCTGTAGGTCCAGTTGCACCTATCGCACCAGTTGCACCTGTTGGACCAGTAGCGCCAATTGCACCAGTTGATCCTGTAGGTCCAGTTGCACCGATAGCACCGGTTGCACCTGTAGGTCCTGTTGCACCTGTTGGTCCAGTTACAGTAGAAGCTGCACCTGTTGCACCTGTAGGTCCTGTTGGTCCTGTAGTAAGAGAAATTGTTGAAATTCTTGTATCGACATCATCAAGTCTTGCTTTGACTGAAGCCTTTGATCCTTTTGGATTTGTTCCTAACTCTGTTTCAATCGCTTCAATTGCATCATTTGCATTTGCGTGTTGAGCAGCGTGAGGAACTGTTGCTGAATCAAGGTAATCAGTTGCAGTCGGATTTGAAAAGTTATCAATTCCGCTTGGATATGATGATGTCATTGATTAGTCCTTAGATGTTAGGACAAGTCAGTTGTCAGGGGTACAACTGACTTGTCTTTCAATAGTGTGATCTCACGCAATGCTGCGTGATGTCTTTGATCAAGCCAAAATTGTTTATGATGCGGAAGTATCGCTCCAGTATGAGCAAAGATTTTATATCCCATCGATTTCAATCGCTTGGAAAATAATAAATCCTCGCCAAAGTAAGTTCCATCGATTGCGCCTTCTACGAACCAAGCCCAATCTTTTCCTTGATTTGGAGTTGCATTTTTTTGCATATCAAGAAGAACACTGCGATGAATAAGAATGCAACCTGTTCCGACTGCATCGACCTCGATCAATTCATTCAAAGGATAATCATCCATTGGTTGAAGACCGGTCTCCATATTCATTCGATAAATGGTTGGAACTGGTCGAAGTTGATCTTCATTGTCGAAGAATGCTGCAAATATTAGACCGGAAACAATTGGTCTTTCTTTCTCATCAGCTGATGCAATCAATTTTCGCCAAGTATCAATTGATAATCTCTCATCTGAGTCGATCATCAAAAGCCAATTAGCATCAGTTGTTTCTAAAAATGTTTTGACCACAACATTGCGTGATCGAGTAGTGAGTCCGACATTGCCCACTTGAACCATGTGGTCGAAATGACCATTTTTATCTCTTGCAATATGAATCAAATCAATTGCTAACAATGCATCGATGGTTCCATTGTTTACCATTCCGATGCAAACTCTATCTTTTGGTCTCATCTAGCTTCCATTTTTGGTTTTCGAGTTGCAGTTTCAATCTCGCCTTTTTCATGCTCTTCAATCAATTTATCAAGAGCAGCAACTCCGCCATTGTATTTCAAATAATCTCTGGCAGTTTTCAAACCTTCAAGAAATATAGATTTCATAAAATCCCCCTGTGAATTGGTGTTGCGCTTTAGCGCTGACCCTATCCGAAGATAAGGTCAGCACCAAAGTCAGGCTAATTAGTAGCCAGAAGGAGCAACAGTTCCTGTTCCAGTAATTGCTGAAACAGACTTGTTGAAGCGGTGTGCAAGAGCTGCATATCCGTAAACTTGGAAGCGAACTGTTAGGTTGCTTGAAAGTACATCTGGAAGTACGCGAGTCTTTACACCTGATTCGAATAGGTAAGAATCTGAGAACTTACCAACAAGAATTGGAGATTGGTTTGTTGATGCGCCGTAAGCCTTTGTTACTGTAGCATCAAGGAATACTGGTACTCCTTGAATTGTACCAACAAGACCTGCTGGAGCGCCCGGATTTGTAATTGTACCTGCTGCGTTGAATGCAGAAGAAGCACCAGTTACTGGAACAACAAGTGGGCGGTTTGATCCATCAACTTGTGATGCAAACCAGTACCACATTGATGGGTGCATGATAATTGCTTCTGCTTGCTTGTAGCGGTTTGTTACAACCTTTGAAATCGCCTTAGCGATTGCAATTGCACCATTTACAGCTGATGGACTTGATTCAGTCCAAGTTGTAGGGATGCCGTTGGTTGTATCAGTTCCAAGAGTGATTAGACCCTTTAGAGTTCCTGATGTTCCATCGCCGGTTCCAACAACTGCTGTGTTTAGTTGTAATGCATAGTCAGCCATCAAATCGCCAAATACTAGGCGATCAAGTCCACCAGCCAAAGGTGATTGCTCAACCAATTGGATAGATACATTCTCATAACCTGAGATTGTACGAACTGGAGCTGTTACAGTGCTTGACACCATATCGCGAGTTGTTGTTGCTGCGTTATCAGCAGATTGGAATGCAGCCAATGTACCTGTTGTGATTTGAGGTATGTTGATGCTGTCTGTTCCTGCTGGAAGTGCCATATTTGTTACAAGGTCAGCTGTTACACGAGCTGCACGAGCAAACTCTGCGTATTCATTGATCAAGTAGATAGGTGGAACGAAATCTCCACCAGCACCATCAGTGCGTGAGATGTCGCGAGTTTCAACTGCAACTTCTTGTTGGTGACGAGCTAAGCGCTCCCAAGATGAACGATCGTTGCGAAGTTGTGCGCCGATCATATCGCGAACGAAAGAGTTCTTTCCATCACGATCGTAGGTCATTGCCTCACGAGTTACAACTGCGCCGCCAAATGTAGCGACCTTTGCTTCCTTGCGTGATTCAGCAATTGCTGCTGTGCGTGCCTCTACCTTTTCGGCAGTTGCAATGCGCTCATCAAGAGCTGCGATTTCTTCATGCTTCGCTTCAACAGTCTCTAATGCTTCAGCAGTTACTTCATCAGCTGCAAGAATTTCTTCTGCTGCTAATGCTGCGGCATCACGCTGTTCACGAAGTTTTGATGCTAATGACATAGCATCTCCTTTCGGGTTGGTTGGATAAAGACCGCCGGGGCGTGATGCGCCGGGGGTAATCGCTTGACTATTTCTTCAAGCGAGAATGATTGAATTTGGCTTTGATCTTTCGCTTGCGAAGATTCAAATCTTCTTGCGAATTTCTCATGCCAACTGCTGTTGCCTCATAAGCAGGGAGGTTTACAACAGAAACTTCATATAGATCAAGATCAGTTAGAGTGCGAAGTCCTTCTTCACGAGTATCTCCGCCGGGTGCGACTGTAAATGCAAATGACATTTTGTCCACATCGCCTCGAGATAGTGCTGAAGCAAGTTCAACTGCTCTTGGATTGTTTGGATCAAGGTCAGCTTCCATGCGAAGTCCAACTGAATCTTCACTTAGGCGAAGGGTTCCAGACTTGGTTGATGCAAGTGGAAGTTGTTCCATATCGTGATTGATTAGAAGGAAGATTGGGTTATCTGAAGCAAGGGTGCGAGTGAATGCTCCCGGTGCAATAACTTCTCTGAAGTTCAGACCAGTTGCTTCATTTCCAAATGTTGCTGCGTAACCACCAATGCGAAGTGTGCCATCATCAGTTTTGACTGCACGAACTTCAGCATTCATTGTAATTTGTTCAGCATTGCGAATCATTGTTTTGCGTTCTTCAATCATTGAGACATCCTCTGATCGTGGCGCTGGGAGTGCGCTGGTAATAGTTAGATAATCATTGCGATGAACAACGACTGTATCTGTTGGAATATATCCATTGCCCTGTTCTTTGTAAATGCGAATTTTGAACACTGGAGCATCAGAAGTTGCTTCAAGTACATAACCATCGGATGAAGTTGCTTGACCTTTGGTAATTACCTTTTCAACTTTTCCTCTAGCACGACCATTTGAAGTGTTCCAAGATACAAATGAACCTTCTCCGATGCGAGCTGCTGAGGCACGATCCTCAAATGGAGCCTTGATGTTTTTGTCATCAAACTCTTTTGCCATTCGATTGTAATATGCTGCAACTTTAGATTTGATTGCTTCTTTATCATCGTTTGGAATATCTACTCCGCCACGAGAACCTTGAAGAACTGCTGCTACTGCAAAGATTCCTTTAGGAACTGCAACTAATTTGCCATCAATTACATCAGCAAATCCAAGTTTGTAGCCACCCAATAATTCTTTCTTTTCAGGATCAACATAGAAGAAGGCTTTTCCATACTTAGCCCAATCCATTTTGTCTTTGCCACCGGCATATTCTTGAACTCTCTTGTCAGCTGCTGCTGCATCCCAAGTGCGATCTCTTGCAGCGATTGGCAAATCAGATGCTCCAGATGCTGATCTCTCAGCTGAATAAGTCATCATCATAGGCATGGTCATACCTTCGACCTGCTCTTCAACATCATCTTCATCAACGCCTTGATCATTTACTGGATCAGGATTTGCAACTGCAACCTCTAAGCCAAGAGATGCTGATAGTTGCCATTTCCACAATTGATGTTGATCCATGCGACTTGCAAGGAAGTTTGCAACGCCTTGTTGTCCATAAGCAGTTGCACAATCAAAGGCATCTGAAATTTCATCAAGCAAAATATCATTTGCTTGTAATAAATCCATTGCTAATGCTCTTGGGTCTTGAGAAACTACACCAGCATCTTCTAATGTGCGAAGTGATAAAAATTGTGTAAGTTGAAATGGAGCCTTTGATCCTAATTTGCGAAGATTTTCTGCGATTGGATCGACTGACTCATAAACATCTTCATAAATTTTTTGGAACAATTTGTGGTATTCAGCAAAGTCTGCACCAACAACATTCCAGTGAGCGCCATGCGCTCTAAGATAGAAGCTGAAAACATCAGCAAGAAGCTCAGTAAGTTCCTCATTTAGATCAGGAACTTGATTCATATCAGCCATGTCATTCTCCTCGGCTATTAGGGAAAGCGCTCTTGCGCTGTTTGTAATTGAATTTCTTATTTTGTTTGACCAAGAAAATCCTGCATCGCCACCCCAAGCTGACCATGCAACTCTTCCAGCTGATGGAAATCCATCTTCACCAGAATTGAAACCTTCTGCTTTTTTATCTACTTCATGTCTTTTGAAGAATGAGTACATTCTCAAAATTGTTTGAGCGCTTATTGGCTTTCCTGAAGCCAAATCAGATGCTCTCTTTCTTCCAACAGCTGTAAATCCTGAACCGGCTTTACCATCTGCAATCCAAGCGAGCGCTCTCTTTGCTTCATCTTGAACGCCTTTAGGCGGTCTGTATGTTTCAGCCATTATTCAAGAACTCCCATAATTGGAGCAGATGGATCATCATCAGTTCCAAGTGTAGGTAATTGACCTCCGGCTGTTACATTGCCAACAAGAGATTGAGCAAATTCATCTCCGCCATCATAAGGTTCCAAACCTTCAATTTGGCGAACTTCATTTGGAGTGCGAGCGCCCATTGAAATGTTGATTGAGTTTACTCTAGCACGAGTCAAAGCATCTGTTCTCAAAATTGAAGAAGTATCAAATGCAACATCAACACCCGGATCAAGAATCTTTGAAATTGCAATTTCAATTCTACGAATCCAAGGAGCAATGGTATGTGTTAGGAAGTTCAAAGATGCTTGTTCAACATTCTGATAAGTCTGATTGTCTCCAGTTGCACCAATCAAATGTGATGGGATGCGGAAGATGCGAGCAATGTCTCTGATCAATTGCTCTCTTGTTGCAATCATTTCATTATCAGCTGCGGAAGTTGTGATCGGTCTCCACTTCAAACCATCAGACAAAACTGCTGGCTTGCGATGTCTGCGATGAGTTGCTTCCCAAGTTCCTTGAATGATGCGAGCCTGATCAAGAGTAAGTTTTTGATCTGTCTCAAGAACTGAAGAAGGAGTTCCACCCTCACCATAAAATTGAGCCAAGTGGCGATCCATTGCAATTGCTAAACCAACTAAATTTCGAGTTTGGTTCAATGGTGAAATTCCAACCAATGATTGTGGAGGAGTGAACCAGCGAAGGTGAAGCATATCTTCACGATTCATTTCATTTCCAAGGTGCAAATATCTGCGACCAGTCATATCACCTGTTGGAAGAACCTGCATCTGATAAGGATGCAAAGGAACTAAACCAATCATATTTCCAGAGCGATCTCTGTCGATCTTGATGTATGCATTTCCATGCAAAGCCATTGAAGCAACAATTTGATGAATCAATTCATAGGTGTTTGATTCAGGATCAGGATCGGAAAGAACATCTGGCAATGGTCGCATCACACGCTTGCCATCTTTAGCAATTTCAAATGAGCGAAGAGGCATTGAAGCAACTGAATCTGCAAGCAAAGATACTGAACTCAAAACTGCTGATACGCCAAGAGCAGTCCATTCATCGATGCGCTCGCCGGCAGCTGAAGTCATCGATGTTTGACCATAGAGCTGACTCAATGGTGAAACATAGTTGTTGAACTGAGGATATCGACCTACTGTGAAGCCTCTGGTGAAAATGCTCATTGATTATTACCTGCCAAATAACTTCCTGCAATTACAAAAATTCCTGCTACTACAAATGCAGCGCCTTTTCCAAAAATAAATCCGATGCCAAGAGCTATCAAACCTGCTCCAATAATTTCAGTAATTGAAGTGATTATCTCACGCATTGTTTTCCTCCAATGACCAAGGGTCAAATACTTGTGGCAAATTACCACCTTGAGAATGATGCCAACTGGCTCGCTCAAGAGCCATAACTGATGCAACTGCTAAGTCAATGCGCCGGGCAGAACCACGCTTTTCTTTTGCCAGTCTTGTTCCTCTTTGATCAACCTTCAAGGTTGTGTTTGCAATATGTCTTGCAAGTTGAGGATCGCCACTGTGAGTCAATTGCTTGTTCACAACAGCTTCAAAGAATCTTGTTGTTGCCGGTGTCATTCGAGATGCAGTCTGTGGAAATGTGACTACTGGCAAACCTTCATCTTCTAATACTTGATAAGTTCTCGCCCATCGATAAGGGTCGCAGGATATTTCTAAAACCTGCCAACGCTTACAAGCATTTCTGATTGTATCTTCAACCTCAAGAACTGGAATCTGCCAATCAGCAGAAGCCTCTTCAGGTTTTTCCCAAACTGCAACTGGAATTATGTGAGGAACTTCTTCAACTGAAATTGCAACTATTGCGGTGCAGTCACCATTGAAGGAACCATCAAATCCAAGAACTACATTTGCGCCATCTTCAATTGAATTCTCAATTGCTAACGCATCCCAACTTCCATGAGGAAGCCAAGTGTCAGATGTTGATGACCAAATGTTCAGTCGCTTGGTTTTGAATTCTGTTTCTGGAGTTCTAAGGATTGCTGATGAGAAATCATCTGCTGCAACAATGTCATTGAATCCCGGGTTTGCATCTTTCCAAGATTGTTCATCTCGATAATCGCCTTCAGAATTTGCTTCCCACCATGCGAAGAAGAAAGATGGATCATCGATTTCACCAGAGGTAATCCTTTTTCCATACTCGTATAATGAATAACAAATTGAATCTTTTCCAGATGTATCTGTTTTGACTCCGGCAGTTGTTATTGCAATCATCAAGGGTTCATTTCTAGCACCCATCGCAAGTGACATTACATCAAAGAGTTCTCTATTCGGCTGAGCGTGTAACTCATCGAATGCCACTAGCGTTGGTGATAAACCTTCCTTAGAAAAAGCCTCGGAAGATAATGCTCGATAAACAGAACCAGTTTTTGGATTGTAAATCGAATCTTTGTAAACTTCTAAAAACTCTGAAAGTTCCGGATGCATTTCAACCATCCGCTTTGCAGTACCAAAAACAATTTTGGCTTGTTCCTTTTCAGCAGCGCAAGAATAAATTTCTCCGCCTACTGCTCCGAACACTAAAGATTCAAGTGCCACAGCAGACAGCCAAGCAGATTTGCCATTTTTTCTTGGCAATCCAATCAAGCCAACTTTATGTTTGAGCTTGCCATCTGCTTTGCGAGCAAAGAGATGTTTTGTCAGTTGGCGTTGCCATGGGCGAAAAACCAAAGGTTCGCCGGCGGCACCTGCCACAGAGTCTTTTGTGATTTTGCAAAGTGATTCTGCAAAGTCAGCGATCTCATCTCCTCGACTTCTTTTCAAGTCAGGAAGTGGAGTTGGGGTCAAATACTTAGGAGGAAATCCTTCAATTCTTTTTTTGCCGTTTTGCGATGAGTTCATCTAACGCCGAAACCCTCTTTACTTCTGCCACCCCTAGGCGAGAGCGAGAAGTCGGATCGAAACCAAGTGCGGATAAAGCATCCACAAATGATTTGTTTATATGAACCAGCAATCGCCCATCTGCTGCATCCAATGTTGCCCTGTATTTATTTCTTGCCATTTGTAAATCATCAGCCAGTCTTGCAGCATTTTCAATTGCTCGCATGTCTGAAGCTGGTGAAAGCCAAGTGATTGCATTTGCCCAAGCATTTTCCCATAACTGCAATCCTGCTTCTTGCAAACCCTCGGGTGCCTTTGGCGTTTGATCTGCCATAGGTAATGGAGTTACAACTGCAAGCTCTGGCAAAGGTCTTCTGCCGGGATTGCCAGTTGCTCTCTTGAGTTCATTTGGCTTAGGAGGTCTTCCGGCTGGCATCACATCAACTTTCTGAATTCAAAATTATTGCTTGGGGGTCGAACTTGTAATTTCGCGCATATATGAAAAAGGC